TTTTTTTCATATAATTTTCTATAATTCATATCCTAGTTTTTTACGCCATTCATTTTGGTAAGTTCCTTTTCTCATATAGTATTTTTCACCTCTATATTCAGGTTCTTCTTCCTGGAGTTTTGCTCTTGCTCTTTTTATACTTGGTGCTAATGTGAATTTACCCTTAGCATATAATATTAAAAAATCTGTTGTGTTCTGCTTATACGGATCAATATTCATAGCTTCTATCTCTTTAAACCAAATGTGAGTACATAACCTATTGTCATCATCTTTTAGAGATGGTTTAGTCTTTAGTAATTCTCTTACAATTTCTTTTGTTTTCATTTTAATAGTTTTAGTGGTTCTTGATAATATGGTACATTCTTTTGTCCTAATGTATGTACTTGATGATATGCGTTATCTACTACTTTCTTATGTGCATACACCCATTTGTAGAATGTTCTAATATTTAAAAATGGCTCATCTTTTCCAAACCTAACTCCTAATCTAAAAGCATCCACAATCTGATTCCAAGTCATATTTCCAAATCTTCTTTCTTGGATTAAATCTGATGCAAATATTTTACTAAGACTAGCTAAGGTTTCTCTATCTGTTTTATGCCCTATTTCTACTGATGTTGTTGCTACTAAGTCTAAGACTTTTTCAGTTAGTTCTTTTAGTGTTTCTTGTTTTAGTGGTTTCATAATTATAATAGTTTTTTTGCTTCTTGCCATTCATTTATTTGTGAGTGTAACTTACCCATAGTTGGTTTCTTTGTTTCTCTTTTCTCCCAAGTAATGATTGCTTGTTTCCAATTTTTCATCTTATTACTACCAACCATCCATCCTTTTGATTCATAAAAAGCAATGAACGCTTCTGCATCTACATTATTATTCCTTTCAATACAATAATCCTTAACCTGCTCTAAAGTTGGTTTTTTAAAGAACGCCTTTCTATTACTATCTGTAAGATTAGTATTATTTATATTTATATTAGTATTATCTGTATAAATATTTAGACTAGGGTTGTCCACCAATTTAATAGACCTAGACAAAATTTCTTTACTACCTTGTCTATATTTTACATCTCTAGTTATATAACCATTCTTTTCTAATAATTTTAACCAGTTTTGTATTGATGCTCTACTAACTTCATAGAGTCTGCAAAAGTATTGAGTTGATGCTGTACACTTTCCATTCATATTAGATAAGGCAGTTATCTCTGCATATAGCAATTTAGCATTAGGTGTTAGCTTTTTGCTGTATCTTACCTCAGCAGGGATAACTGCGTAATAGTTGGGTTTATCCATTAAATAATCTTGACTGTATAGTGATAATTTTGCATTGCAAGTTTAACATTTTCTAATTGATTAGAAAAATCAAAGTAAGAAGTTTTTATATTACAAACTGTTTCTCCACTTTTTACTTCTATAAATACATCAGGATTAGAAGTTTCTACTACTCCATTTTTAATTAAGTGATGCTTCATAAAGTCCTTATCTATAAATACCTCCTTAGATCCTTCTAAATCCTTGTATGCTTTATAGATTTTAGTAAATACATTTCTGTACACTATACAAGTCTGATAGTCTTTCTTATGACTCTTTTCGTAATGGTAAGTAGCTGTTCTATTTCTGTTTAATACTTTAGCTATAACCCTTCTATTTATATCTTCTTCATTCCTAGCTATATATGCAATAGAAGCTCTAACTGCCTGTACTTTTCTTTTTCTAGTTTTAGAAAATAATGCTTCTTTAGAAACATCACAAACATTAATAGCTATATCACAAATTGCTTTAAAGTTTAATTCTTCTGTCATAATTAAAATAGATCTTCATCATCAGTTGTTACAAATTTATCTGCTGTTTCATTTGCCATTTTATCTGCATTTTTATTAGCCCACCAATGACCATTAAGATTAGTGTAGTATTTGCCATTAAACTCTCTACTTTCTACATTTACCTTAACATCAACAGTATCTTCAACATTAAACTTACTTAATGATTCTAATGCTTTATCACCAAATGCGGTAACACAAACCTCTTTACCATATTCGCCAAATTGTTGTAATATTACATCTTGCTTCTTCCAGTCATTTCCTGCTTTACTTGTTCCACTTTGTAGTGGTAAAATCTTTACGATTGTTCCTTTAATTTCCATTTTTATTTATTATTGATTATTACTCTTTTTAAAACTTTCACTTTCATCTTCAGAAAAACATCCTAATTCATAAAAGCCTGTTAGCTTTAGAACTGCTCTTGACATTGCTCTTTTCTCTGACATTTCCATTACGTACCAACTATTAGTTGTTCCATTTTTAAAATCTCCTTTAATTGCAGATCCAAAAGTTTGAATTGATTTACCTTCTTTTGTTGCATTAGCCTTCACAACACAAAAGTCTTTTTCACATTTAATTACATCATAGTCTATATTAATGTTTTCTAATGCTTGTATTTTATCTATACCACTTCTTGTGATAATAATATAGTGCTGATGCTTGAACACATCATCTTTGGTTAGGTTGTACTTAATGTACTTTTCCTTTAGTATTTCAGTTTTCATATTGTTGTGATTAATGCTTTGTTATTACTTAGTTTATTGTATTGTTCTTTATATTTAGCAAGATTCTTTTTAATGACTTTATTATCTTCATCAGTTATAATCCCTAAGTCATAGTAGTAATCTCCTTTCTTTTCTACTTTATAGTTATGTACTTCATCAAGATTCATTCCTGTCATTTCAATATAAGTATCAAGAGCTTCATCTATTTGTTCTTTAGTACCAAAGATTCTAATACTAGGTTCTGCTTTTTCTAAGTCTGAAAACCATCCTTCAGGAGAACATTTAGCAATTCCTTTATATATTCCGTTATTATAGAAATAGAAGGATTGACAAATTAACTCCATTGTGTGTTGTCTTTAAAGATATAGTATTGGCTTTTTATAGAAACATACAGATCAAGAACCTGTTCATCTAATGATTTGTCTAATAAAAATTGTCTGTGTTCAGGCTCTATATTTTTTAATAATATAGACAGGCTGTCTGTTATTTTGTTAAGCCATAATGGATTATGTTCCATTACATCAAGTATTGATATTTTAGCTTCTTTTACATCTACTGCTTCTTTCATTTTAAAATTTGACATCTTGTTTTTAATGTTTTAGTTAATAATGAAGCAAAGATATAAAAAAATAATGTTATGCACAACTTTATTTACAAAGTTATTAACAAAATAAGTGTTAATATTGTTTTGACTAGATAAGCAACTTTAAGTACTGTCTAGTGTATAGGTATTAAAAAGATGTGAAAGTACCTTAGAATACAAACGGTAGTGCTTATAAAGGCATTAAAAGGTTAATTGGTAGTGTCCCCCCTAACACTACTCCACAAGCAATAGCAGGTTTCTTACCTCGCTTAGCATATGCCATAGCGTAAGTATCGTGATCTATACCACAACCTACTTGCATACCAAATATTCTAAAATTCTGTCCGCAATAATGTTCTATATAACATTGTGTGTGTAAATGTCCTTGAACTGTGTTTTGCATATCAGCTCTACATTTGGTTCTAGCTGTTCCTGCTTCTCCGTGAATGTACTGTACACCATCAATTACTAATCTATCTACAAATTCCCAATTAGGAACTTCTAATACTTCTTTGTAAGACTTAATCCACTTACTAGGTATTAATGATGTTTGTGCTTTTCGCATAATCATTCTGTCGTGATTACCAAGAATTACAGTTGCTTCAGGAAAAGATTTATACCAACGTGCTATTTTTTTAATAGCATATTCTAGTTCTTGTTTTCCTGTATATTCTGCTTCAATATCTATTTCGTGAAAACTCGTATAATGATTATCCACGCAATCACCAATCATCACGACATCTGTACAATTCCAGGTTTCGTATTGCTCCTGGCAAAATTCTAAATAACCATCAAGACAAAAGGGTTCGTGCAAGTCGCCAACAACTAGGACATTCCTAGTGTCAGCTTCTCGCATCTTTTTTAATGCCACTATTTCGTGTGGCTTTAATCTATATCTATTATTTCTTAGCAATGTCAGCTATTCCTTGTCCAAGAACTAAAGCTAGTAATGCATAGTATAAGTTATTAGCAGTCATTTCATCAACCCCTAAATAAGTTACTATTGCAGGTACAACTACTGAACTGATAGCATACCAAAACTTCTTTGATTTTACCATTTGTCCAATTAAATACTTTTCTAAAAATTTCATATTATTTATTTTTGATTATTAAATTTATGTTTTCCCCTCCCAAATTTATTATCTCTTTCATTAGTAATGACATTGCTAAAGAAGAATTTTGAACAATATTGTGTTGACTT